AGATACCTCTGTAACAGTAGTCGCTACTGATGCATCTAAGGCTTGAGCTGCAATGTTATTTGGAAAACACTCAACCAATTCACAACCATATCTTCTATTACCTCTCTGGTCTAATTGAAATATTTGTATTGTTCCAACATAATCATCATAGTAACCCATAGCAAATGTTTGTGGATTATATGCAAGTCTTTGCCAAGTTTCAAAAAACTTCTTTTCTCTCATGTCGTTATGACAATAAAACTTGCCAGTAATATCACCATAAGTGTATCCTTGTGCAATCTTTCTTGTTGGGCCATAAATATTGTCATCAGGTTCAGTATTAATAGTTCTAGGTGGAAATGAAATAGAGTTGCATTGAAAAGATACATCTCTAGTATCTCCACCACCTACTTGACCTAATAATACTTGTGAAAATAAATTAGTAGAAGCTGCAGGCCCACCTGTTCCTCTAGCTCCTGATGGTGGTAAAAATAATACCTCATACTTTGATGGTAATGCCATTCCATTATTATCATGAGTTGACGACAGTATTTCATTTAATACTGCTGAAGAACTTGCATCTATAAAACTTCCGAAATCCATTAGTTTATCATACCTCTTGATTTAGCAAATATATGACTGTCAGATTGTTTCTTAAATCTCTGCACAGGCAATAATGTTGCGATTATAAATTCATCTGCCTCTACTTTTCTAAAATTAGACTTTACATACCCTGTTAAATATCTTTTCAAACAAGGTTTAATTAAATTTACTTTTTTTAATGCTCTATAATCTGCATTAATTCTTGTATTTTCATCAAAATTTTTATCATTAGCAAAATCAGTTAGTCTATCTAGTAATCTAATTCTCATTGGTATAGACAAATAGTGTAAATTAATTCCTAAAAACCCATTACCATATTGTTCAATGGGTAATACTAAAGGAAATGTATCGTAATATGGTAATTTATCCTTTAGTTTAGGACTGTAAAAAAACATATTTAGTAGACCAAAAGTAGGTGCTATGGTTCTATCACCATCACGAATTAATTGTGTTGATGATGGTTCACCAAATTCTTTGATTTTATTACGAAACCATTGCACAGATTGGGGTCTATTCCCTGCTGCTTTTAGCACACTTTGAATGTAATTACTTCTTGCCATGTGTTATTTATAAGGATTGTAAGAAAAAAATGCCCCTTTTTACAGGGGCATTTATTAGAGGATTACTCAGCGAGTTTTTCAAAGTATGCTAATGTATCATCTTCCTCAACTACAGGTGTTTCCACTTTTGTAGTTGTAGGTTTTGTGTCAACTTTAGGAGCTGCCACAGGTGCATCATCTATTTCATCAGCAACATTACCAACTTTTACAGTTCCAGAAAGAACTGCATCTAGTCTTGTTTTTAACTCGTCATAAGATTTAAAGTTTGTTGGTGCAGTAAACTCTGCAAGAGAGTATTGCGATTGCCAAACTTTATCTGCTTCTGAATCTTCTTCAAAAAGTTTTGAAGGTTCTTCAAACTCTGATTTATCATAGTTCCAGAAACCATCTACCTTTCTGATTTTAAGTTTGAAGTTTGCACCTTCCCAAAAATCAAATGGGTTGATTGCTTTTTCATCTTCAAACTCAGGCGACATAGCAGCAGTAATTTTGTCAAATATTTTCTTACCATATCTGAACAGAAATACTTTACCTTCGTTTTCTGGGTGTTTTGTATCACTTACTACATAAACATTAGAGAAATATTGTAACTTTCTTTTTTGTTTACGAGCAATCTCTTTATCAGATTCTAAACCTGTATTCCACAATGCAGTATTGTGTTCTGACACAGGGTCTTTCTGATTAAGAGTTGTAAGAGAGTTCTCTATGTACCATTGACCTGTTGGGCCTTGAAATGCATGATTCCAAACTTTTGCCCACGGCAAGTCCTCACCTTGTACTGCTGGTAAGAAACGAAGAACTGCATAACCATTACCAGATTTATCTAGTTCTGGTTTCCACAGTCTTTCATCTACATAGGATTTTTTCTCTTGAGGTTTGGTTTCACCTTTAGCTGCATCAAGCAACTTATTCAGCGAACCACTACTTTTTAGAGTGTCTAAAGACATTATATTCTCCTTTCGTATGTTGTCGTATGTTTAAATATTGTATCTTGCGATACATAACTATTTATAATAGTTATTCTGGTCATTATACTCGCCCCTGACACATATTGTCAAGTTCTTTATAACAAATTGTTTTAACATTTTTTACTTGTAATTTGTTTTCTTTACTATAATCATCTACCCAATAGAATTGAGTGTCTGGAAAATTCTTAAATATCTCTACTAATTGTATCAACCAATTGTCAACATTAAATCCTTTAGCATTCTCTGGTAAATAATTATCTGTTCCTTTATACATGTTATTCAATGGTTCACCATAATTACTTAAATCAAATCCTAGCATGAAGATATTTTTCTCACCTTTCACACATGCCAGATACATTGCAGTTGCTCCAGCACACCAACCTACAGGGTATTTTATATTTTCAACCTTATCTTCCTCATGTAACCAAGTAATATACAAACCTACATTTTTGTAACACTTTTCTTTTACATCATTCTCATCTAGATGAGGAAAGTTTTTCATCATTTCTTGATAGTTTCTTTCGGCATCTGCTGCCTCTTTACCCTGTACTACACAAACATCATTATCATGTTTTTGAGTTTCAAAAACTATCTCTGATGGATAATTCATTTTTAGATATTCTGGGTGAAACTGTTCTAGTATACTCCAATCTGCAAACCAACATTGATTTTTAAGTGCGTATCCAGATTGATATATTTCTTGTTGTATACCATAATCAATGGCAACTAAATTATCTACCTTACAATCCCTGTAAGCTGCATTACAACCCCATCTGGTATATCCTACATAATCTTTGGTGGTATCCCAAACTTTACGAGATTCACCATTTCCATAAATTAGTGCCCCATATAATGATGACATGATAAATACTCCTCAAATTTTTCACTTGTTGTAAATTTTAAATTATCAATACCTTGAAAGTTATCAGTTTCTAACATGGGTGATACCCATGTAAATTTTACATTCTTAAACTCTCTCATAACTGTCTTCATTTGATTTTGCCATGTAGTAGAATCAAATCCTATCTGATAATCTTTCCAGAGATATACATTACTTAAAGGTTTATCTACTGTTGATAAATCAAATCCTAATAAAAATATTTCATCTACACCTTGTTGACATGCAAGATGCATTGCTGTACTACCAGCACTATGACCTGTAAATTCTTCTATATTATTTACTAAATCAACTTTATCTAACCAAGTGATGTATAGACCTGTATTTCTCATACACTTGTGTCTTAGTTGTTTATCCTCATCTGCACTCATTTCATCAGTTAATAAATTATTATATTTCTGTACTGCTGTTTGAGGATTTTTACCTTGCACAACACATCTTGTTCTATTACCTTTTTCTGTTTCAAATATTTCATCTTCAAGAAAACCTAGTTTTAGTAATTCAAGATGTCTACTACCAAATGCAGGCTTATCAATAAATTGTTTTGGTAGTTTGTTCCAATCTAAAAACCAACATACATTTTCTTTTGCATAACCACTTTGATATACTTCTTGTTGTGCGATATAATCTACAGCAACTAAATTATCAACTGTACCCTCGTGATGTATTTTATTACAACCCCAAGTGATTATATCTCTGTATTTTTTATCAACATTAAAACCTAATCTTGATTTGCCATTTCCATAAATTATTGCTTTACTCATAATTATTTTTTAAGTCCTCATAATTCATAAACTCTTTACCATTCTTAGTTTGATAATTATGTAATTTAAGTTTTGATTCTAATCTCATACAAATAAATCTTCTAGTATGTGCTGAACATCTTCTAAATGTTATTCTATGCCAACTAATTGGTGTATTAGGGAATAGTATAATTTTGTTTTCACCATATTCAAATAACTTTTCTTTTCCTGTTATTGGATTGTGTAATACTAGATTACCACCATAACCATATTCTTCATTTTCGTGTCTAAAATACCACAATCCTGTAACTAGTTTATTACCATTGTCTATATGTAAATCTCTCATGGTATATGCTAGTCTAGATGGATTTTCTGAAAATAGATTTGAACATACACCTGTTAGTTTATTAGTGTCTAGTCTAGGATAAAACTTTTCAAATACATCTGTGGTTTTAGATAATATATCTTGACTGATATCATTTAGTGTAGTGTTAATCTTGTCATCTTCTATTATTATATTTGACCTTTTTTTACACTTGTTCCATTTCTTTTTAGCATCATCTTCATTCCACGAATCTTTTACATACTGATAAAAGTCTTTTGGTAAAGAACCAACAAAATGGGGCCAAGGTTTTTTATAATACTTTAGCAAGTCTTAAATCTCCTACTATATGTGAATGATTGTATCTTATACTTTCTATATTTGTCCATACTAAACTCTCTGGTACATTCCATAATTGGTCGCAGTTCTTACAGTATGATATATCGTCAAATCTTTCTTCTTCATGTGCTTTGACTAACTCTTTGTACTTATCACCCTCTAATACTTCCTGTATTGTTTGTGTGTCTAAATGTCCAAGTGTTGCCTCTCTATCGTTCCCTAAAACCATACAACACGCAACTACAGCACCTTGTCTTTTTTCTAAACCACCTGCTCTAACTTGTAGCATTGATGCCATCGGTCTACCACAAGTTCTTCTTTTATCTTTTCTTCTAGAATAAACTTCTGTATATTCACCAGACCAATTATGCATCATCCATATTTCTGATTTTGTTCTAGTAATGTCTACCCAATTTTTTCTGTATTGTTCAACTTCATAATCTTTTTGTTTCATATCTATGATTAGATGGTTGGCATGTATTTCTGTATTTGTTCCCTCACACGCTTCTACAAGTTTACGAACATTTTCTCTGACTGTTAGATATCTATCTGATGTATCTTTCTTTGATTTTGATGGCATCCATTTATGATAAGTTTCACTATCATATCCTATACATGATATACGAAACACATCAAGTCCACTATTTGCAATTTCTTCAATCAGTTTATCATTGAGTGTATATCCATTACTAAAACTTACACATTTTAAATTTCTATCTTTGATGTATTTTATAGATTTAATAAAATCTTTGTTTAGTGTAGGTTCACCACCACCATGTATACTTACAGATTCAACACCATGTTCCATAGCATTATCTACAATCTTTACAAAATTATCCCATTTTAATACTTTCTTAAATTCTTTCTCTCTACCACCTTCAAAGCCTTGTGGACACATCTGACACGCATAGTTACAGCCACCTGCTAACTCCATGTCTAGTTGTCTTATTTTCTTCACATTAGTCCTTTTAATATTAACTTAAAATTATTAGTGTCAAATTTAAGAAAAGATTTATAATCATTCATAAGTTTATAAACATCTTTCCAAACATAATCATCAACAAGTTTTGTATTCCACTCTTTATGAAAACTTAATATACTATCTAGTATGACTAAAGTTTCTAGTGAAACTCTTTTACCAAGATATTCTTTTAACAATTTAGGGTGTTTATTTTTAGATACAGCAACTAAATTTCTATCTAGTATTGATTCTATCTCTGACTTAAATGTATAAGTTAAGCTTTGTATTTTCTTTTTCCACTCTGTGTAATTGTTTTCATCAAACTTGCCAACCCAACCTTTTGGGTATATTAAAAAATTAGCAAGTAAATAATCTTGTATATCTTGTTTACTTTTATGTTTTCTAGTTAACTTAACAAAAAAAATTCTATCATTCCTTTTGTAGAATGATTCTCTTGATACTTTGGATTTACCATTATACTTTATAAAATCGTAATCACTTTTATCAAAGTGTGCTTTCATTGCACAATACATTAAATACGCATCTATTGGTTGCATTATACAGGCAGTTTAGCAGACTTAGGTAAATAATTTAAATCCCTTGCGTTTGCCTCTACTTTTTCTTTTAAACTTTTTGTTAATAATTTTGCTGTTGTTACAGGTTCAATACCCATTTGTTCACAATAGATACTAATTGCTTCCAAGTGTGTTACTCTTTTTTGAAAAGCAATCTTCTCTATTTCCAAAGAGAATGTCTTTGGTGTGTGAACTGTTGTATCTGACATTAGACACAACCTGTAGGTTTTGGTAGACCACCATACTTTGCAATCTTTTTCATGGGACCTGATTGAAAGACTTCATATAATTTACTCGCCTTTCTATCCATATTAAACTCTTTTGCAAAGTTACGAACAGCAGGAACTGTTCCTGTTTCTCCATACATTTCTCTTGCTTTGTCAATGTATGTTTTGATTTCATCTGTAATTTCAAAATTATCAGATTCTGCCATTTGATACATGACTTCCTCTGACCAATCATCTATATTGATGAGAAACCCATCACCATCTCTATTTAAGTCCATAATATACTCCTAAAGTTTTTTCAATATTATAATGTATTCAAACATGTTTTGTCAACTTTTAAAAAGCTGCACTAGAACCACAACCACAAGTAGATTTTGCATTTGGATTACTGATTACAAATGCACTACCATTTAACTTATCGTCTTTATAATCAATAGTGGCACCTTCAAAATATGCACCACTCATTGGGTCTATCAAAAGTTTTATACCATTGGTTTCAAACACCCAATCTTCATCTTTTTGTTTATCTAAGGTAAATCCATATTGGAAACCAGAACAACCACCACCTTGTATAAAACAACGAAGATTCAGACCTTCTTCTTCACTTGCCAAGATTACTTTTGCTTGGTCAGCTGCACTCTCTGTAAATGTCATCTCCATTACTTGTACCACTCCTCTAAAGTTTCTTCTAACAATGGCAAGTATTCGTCTTTATCTTTAATAAACTCTTGTACTGTACCATTTTCTGTTACCACTAAAATTACTATTTGGTTGATAGGTGTTCCTGTCATTTCCTCAAACATTTCAGCATATGCTGCTGTCTGAATATAGTAATTTTCATTATAAGAATCTTTTCTTTCATTGGTAGATGTTTTAAAATCTACGATTGAAAGTTGGTGTTGATAGTTTGCTATCAAATCCACTCTACCTGCTACCTTGTATTTATCAGAATACAAACACGCCTCTTGTGCATAGACATCTGTTATAAATTCAAATCTTTGATTTTTCAACTCATTAAATAAATGATATGGTAGAAAGTCTTTCTTATGTTTCTCCCATGTTTCAAAACTAAAATCTTCATTCAACCAATCTTCACACATCTTATGAACTTTTGTTCCTCTGACGGCAGCTTTATTTGCAATGTGATTTGCAACATCATTTCCAACTCTTTTTCTCCACTTCATTAAACCTTCTTTATTTCTAGGTGATAATACTGTGGTGATAGAGGGATATTCATTTCCCTCTGGTGTTACATAGTGTCTTTTACCATCAACTGTTTTTGTCTTTAAAACAGGAAAATCTAAATTATCAATCATTATATTGTATGCCACTCCTTTCCTTCAAATAGTAAACCTTCTGCTTTTCTTCGTCTAATCAAACCATCTAATGTTTTACCACCAGCTTTGTTCCATCTTCTCATTTCAAATGGAACTGAAGCATAATCTGATTCGTTTAATTTTTTCAACATGGTTGAACTTCTTAAATTACCAACACCTAAATTAAATGTCCATGCAACTAAAGCATCAAACTGA